AAAAAAAAAAACAACCACGGCGAGGGATGAAGCTAACCCCGCCGTTATGAAGAAAACTCCATCTTTCAGTGAAAGAGGAGAAAAAAGGAATGCTTTATTTTATAAACATAGTCTTATTTTACTGGATGTTCAACTATTAGTTTCTTATATATTCCATTACGACATAACAGATAGTATAAGCACTATAATCTTGGCCGACCGTAATCACTACATTGGTATTATCCGCATATAATTTAATATTCTGTACCAAAACGGGAGACGCAAAAGGAAGTGGAATTACGGTTTGTCCCACGGGATCGGTAGCGGCACCATACATTCGTGTTAAAGAAAGGGTGCTGGTAAAAGTAATGCCATGAGCTACTGTTTTAGTTCCAGCAGCAGGCAGCGGGCCAAAGTTAATTACGCGGCGATAAACTTGTCTATAGGCATTTTGTAAGGGATAATTAGTGCTTGAGGGGTCATTATATGTGAGGTTGGGGAAAAATAGTTGGCCATTAACGAATTCATTAAGATCATAATATCCGGTATCCTTGATGTTTACCATAAGACTAACGTTGTTAATATTCTGATACAAACGAACCAATAGTTCTTTCAGCTTTGGATCTACTTCTAATTGTTGTAGTTCATCATTAATGTCCCACACGTTAGTGGTAGGAAGAAACGCACCAATATTTTTTATTTGATCAAGAACTGAATCTGGCATATGGGTTCCTCATAAAGAAGATACTGGAAAATTTGTTTGTCTAAGATTAGTCTATAATTAGTTTTAAAAATATATAGGAGACTAACATGGCATTCGGCGAGTTTCTTTTTGGTTCATCCCCTAAAGTAGAACAAGTTCCACGGTTTTCACCGCAACAACTTTCAGGTCAAAATCAGTTATTGCAACAAGCATTACAGGGTCTTGGTCAACAGCAAAATAAATTTGATTTTGCACCGATAGAGCAACAAGCACGTACTCAGTTTAAACAAAAAACCATACCTGGAATTACTGAAATGTTTGAATCGATGGGAGGTATTGGCTCAAGTGGCTTTCAGAACCAATTAGGGCAAGCTGGTGCTGGTTTAGAGCAATCGCTTGCAGCACTTAAGTCTCAGTACGGATTGCAACAACAAGGCATGGAACAAAATAAATTACTATCTCTTTTAGGTCTTGGAATGCAGCCGCAGTTTGAATCTCTTTATAATCAGGGATCTCAAGGATTTATTCCATCATTATTTTCGGCAGGAGCTACTGGATTAGGCGCTATTTTGCCATTGCTCTTTAGTGGAAAATTAGGGCCACTTTTGGCATTATTAGGTGGGGGAAAGGACTAGACCATGGTACAAATTATAAAAAATCCTTCGTTTGGTGAAAATTTAGGTACAGCATTAGGAGGCGGTTTATCCGGTGGTTTGCAGTGGTTAGCCGAAAATAAAATTAAAGAGATGGCTCAACGTCATCAGATGAATCAAATTTCTCGCGGTCTTGGTGCTTTAGGAATTCCTCAAGAACAAGCACAACAACTAGCCGGCCTACCAGAGAACGTGCTCCGTGAATATACCAAGCAACATTTAATGGCGCCTTCACGTGAAGCATATGCTCAATCGCTGCAGGAGCTATTAGGCGGCGGCGCACCGCAGCAACAACAGGGATTGGCTCCAATGCAACCAGCAGCGCCTGGCATCGAACAACAACAACCTACAGGACAATTACGATTACCCGTGAAGCCACAGCTTACTGAGCAGCAGGCTACTAAGCTGGCTGAATTTGGTTTGAAAAAACAGGCAATGACTAGTAAAGAGAAATCAGAAGCATATAAGGCAACCAAAGAAGATCGGAAAGAAATATTACAATCAGCTAAGGACGCTAAAGAAAATATTACTCGACTAGATAGAATGTCTGAACTGAGCAAAACTGGAAAGTTGGATTCGCCACTTTATTATAACTTATTGAAAAAAGTTGGATTGGATATTCCTGCGCTGTTAAATCCTGAGAGTCAAGAATTTGATAAATTAGCAACTGATTTTATAAAAAATTCCAGGAGTATATTTGGTGGCCGTATCACTGAAAACCAAATAGAAACTTTTTTAAAAACAATACCGTCTTTGTCGCAATCTGCCGAGGGACGTGAAGCAGTTACTCGTAACTTGAAAATTATGAATGAAGGCGCTTTGCTGAGAGATAAAGCCTTACGAGAAGTATTACGAGAAAACAATGGAATTCCGCCATTAGATTTATCGGAACGGGTTAATGAACGCGTTGAGCCTGCTTTAAGTGAACTTTCTAAAGAATTTGTTCGTGGGGGAAAGTCTACTATTGAGGTAGGACAATCATTAAATGAGCTTCCTGACGCTAAATTGTATAAAGGTGCAGAAATCCAAGATGAAGAAACGGGTACTCTTTATGTTTCGGATGGGTCTTCTTGGAAAGTTAAAGGATAATCATGGCATTTAAAGTAATTGGTGCACCAACAGCACCAGAAGTTCAAGTTCCTGAAACTGGTTTGCAATCTGGCTTGAGACATGTTGCTCGAACTGGTGCGCGTGTTGGTGAATCATTACTTGGTTTTCCAGGAGACGTTGCAAGTTTAGCTTTGGGTGCTACTCGTTATTTAACTGGTGGAAAAACTCCATCTTATGAACAAGTACAGGAATATTTGCCAGTAAGAATTCCTACATCTTCTCAATTGCAAGAAGGCACGGAAAAAATATCAGGTGGTTATTTAGCGCCCAAATCAGAATATGAAAGCACCGCAGATGAATTTTCACAATTTCTTGCTACATTAATGCTTCCGCTTAAAGGAAAAGTGCCATTTAAAAAAGCATTACTTCAAGCCGGTTTAGGAACCGCTGGAGGAAAGGCCGCAAAATTATTAGGGGCGGGTGAATTGGGACAAATTGGTGGTAAAGTAGGTGGACTTATTCTTGGGTCTACCCTTGGTGGCCGTTCAACTTTACAGCAACTGCAAAAACAAAATTATGAAAATATTTTTAAATCTGCTGAAAATGTAGCTGCAGATGCATCGCCTTTATTAAAAGATGTTGATAAACTTCAACGTATTATAAAAACACGCGTTACGCCTGCGAGTAAAAAGATCCAAGAAATAGTTATTGCCCCTTTATCTGAATCTATTACTGGTAACAAAATTGCGCTTGAAGATGCATTACGCATAGAACAAGGGATAAATTCTGCATTAAGAAGTGCATCTTTACCAACTGATGCTAAAAAAATACTGGGTACTGTTAAAGACAGTTTAGTAAACACTATTGAAGTAGCTGGTAAAGATATTCCCGATTTTGTTTCTCAATATAGAGATGCAAAATCTCTTACTAGGGATCTTTCACGAGCATATAAAGCAACAGATTTGTTAGAAAAAGTATTTTCTAAAAATGTAACCACAGCTTTAGAGAATCCTATAACCAAAGTACTTGCACTAGGGGGATCATTTGCATTTAAAGGATTACCAGGGCTTGTTGGTATTGGTGCAACGGCTGGAGGAATTGAGGCTGCAAATGCTTTTAATTTGATAAAAAATAGTCCGATTGCTCGCAAGACATATTTATCTATGATTAAAAATTCTTTAGCCAATGATGCTTTAGCTGTTTCGCGTGATATGGCCAAACTGAATAAGATAGCTAATAAAGAATATCCGGTTAAGGAAGAATCGAAACCTGCAGGTAAGTTTAAAATAGTTAAAATGGCTTAATTTTAGTAATAGTACTCTTCTCTTTTTTCAAAACTTGCTTTTAGTACTAATCCTAGAAATATTACAGCAATCCAACCTAACATTTTAATCCTCATAGTCACCATCGCACTGACATAGGCCATGACAGTCAGTACAGTATTCATAAGTATGAAGTGGGATACAATTTCCTACTTCATCATGGCTGTGTATTTCATTTTCTTCACAATAAAATCTATTAAATTTCTTTGGTTTCAGTTGTTTCAGGTTCATTGATTACCCTTGTAAGTCCCATTTTTGCTTCTAATTTTATATACTCTGCTATGGCGAATGACATCCATTTTTTTATGCTCATTTCTCGCTCTAACGCTCTCTTTTTAATAAATGTATGCAAAGATGGTTCGATGTCAATTACCAGTTTTTTAACCTTATTTATCATATCAACTCCTATATTTATATACTTATACTAATCTATATTTATATAAAAGTAAAGTAAAATTATAGTTGCTTATTAAGGGCGCTTTAGTTAACTAGGATTAGATTTAAAATTTAAACAAAAAGGTATATATATGCCAGTACATAATGAATCGACGTTAGTTTATAACGTACAAGGTCAAGTAGTTGAAATTAATCCCCAACAAATTGTTGCACAACGTGCTCCAGGTGCGAATGATTTTGCATTAATCGGTACTTTTTGGATTGATACTACTACCAATGCAGTTTACACTCTTGCTGCCGTAACAGGGGGAGTTCCACAATGGGTAACGAGCCCAGCTTCAGGTGACGGCACATTTACTTCAGTTGAGGTTACCACCGGTGATCTTACCGTTGATTTAGGAGATGTAATAATCTCAGCAGGTGATTTAGATGTAGTTGCTGGAGATACGACTCTTGGTGGAAACTTAACGGTTAATGGTGATACTACCTTTGCTGGTGATGTTGATATAACAAGCAGCGCAGCTATTTCTATCACTTCAACTTCTAATACGGCTCCTGCAATTTTATTACATGCTAACGGTGGCACTTCAGAGAGCATCGAGTTGCATTCTGATCAGGGAACTTCAGCCACTTCAATTAATATTCATTCAGATGATGGTGGTGTAACAGTAGCTTCAGGAAAGGCCGCTGCAGCAGCTATAAATTTAACAGCTTCTGCGGGTGGTGTTATATCATCTTCTGCGTTACAAACTCTTATAGGTTCTTCTCAGGCAGCAGCAGACGCTATAAAGTTTAATGCTTCCAATGCTGCTGGTGGTGTAACGGTGGCTGCGGGAACTGGTGGTGTGAGTGCTTCTACAACAGGAAAAGTAACAGTAACATCAACGGATAATGCGGCTCAATCAATCTATTTACATGCAAATGGCGGCACTTCAGAAACGATAGAACTTTATGTTGATCAAGGCACATCTTTATCATCTCTTAATTTACATTCTGATGTAGGCGGCATTGCATTAACAGCTACCGGCTTAGCTAATGCAGATGCTATTAAGCTTACTTCTACTCTTGGCGGCGTACACACGGTTTCTGCTTTACAAACATTAGTTGCTTCTTCACAAGCGGCCGCAGATTCTATTAAGCTAAATGCATCAAATGCTGCAGGCGGTGTGACCGTGGCTTCAGGTACTGGTGGTTTAACAGCGTCTTCTTCTGGATTGGTAACAATTACTTCAACTGACGATGCTAATGATTGCATATTATTACGCGAAAATGGCGGTGTTTCTGGTCGTATTCAGTTGCATGCGGATCAAGGCACTGGCGATGATTCTATTCTTTTATTAAGTGATGTAGGCGGCATTCAAATAGAAGCAGCCGGGTCAACATCTGTATCATCATTACAGATAGTATCAATTGCTGGTGGTATTATATCCACATCAGGTTTACAAAATCTTGTTGAGTCAGCACAAGCGGCAGCCGACGCAGTGAAGTTATATGCAACAGATGTTGCTGGCGGTGTAACAATAGCATCAGGAACTGCAGGATTAACGGCAACAACGACTGGTGTAGCATCTATTACATCAACAGATAATGCTGCAAATGCTATTTACTTACATGCTAATGGTGGTACTTCAGAAACCATCAAAATTCATGCTGACCAAGGTACCGGCGTTGCATCTCTTAATTTATTGTCTGACGTTGGTGGTTTAACACTTCGAGCAACGGGTCTTGCATCTGCAGATGCTATTAATCTAGAAGCAGCAGCTGGCGGTATTGACATGGACTCTGCATTAACTACGAGTATAACGTCTAGTCAAGCAGCAGCCACAGCAATAGCACTTACAGCTTCAGATGCAGCTGGTGGTGTAACTATTACGACTGGTACTGGTGGTAATACCTTAACAGGCACTGGTAAGACGACTATCGTTTCAACTAATAACGCAACACAGGCCATTTATTTACATGCTAACGGTGGCACTTCTGAGACCGTTCAACTACACGCAGACCAAGGTACAGCGGTTAATTCTATCAATATATTATCTGATGTTGGTGGTCTTACTTTAACTGCTACAGGGCTTGCTTCAGCGGATGCTATTAATTTAGAAGCTCCAGCTGGTGGTATAGACATGGATGCAGCATTGCAGATTAATATTACGTCAACCCAAGATTCTGGCACTGCGATTTCATTGAACGCGTCTGCCGGCGGTATTGAGTTACAAGCAACCGGTGCAGCCGCACAAGATATTAATATCGTTAATACGGGCGGTTCAGTTAATATAACTGCAACGGAAGCCATATCTTCAGCTATGGTACTTACAGCGTCTAATGCTGCGGGTGGTATTACATTAGCAGCAGGCGCATCTGGCGGTATTGTATTAAGTTCATCTGGTAACGTATCAATGGCTCCTTCTACAGCTACGTTTGCTGGTGCAGCAGTTACTATTAACGCACGGGTTGGTTCAGGAACATTTACTGGATTAACAACTGCATCTGCTGCTTCACAACAATTTACTATTACCAATTCACAAGTAGCGGCAAGTTCAGTATTATTTGTGACAGTAACTAACGTAGGATCTAACGATGCCCAAATGACTATGCAACGAGTTAAACCGGCTTCAGGTTCATTTACTGTTGATGTAAAGAACAATGGTGCTGCAGCCTTAAACGGTGATGTTGTGATTAATTTCTGGGTGATCGCATAGTTATAAACTGAAATATAATTAATGAGGGGTATCTTCGGGTATCCCTCACATAAAGGAGATACTATGGGAGTTTTATCCAATAAGCTGTATGCCGAAATATTGCGACGTGTAACGGCAGCCCAAATAGCTACTTTAAATCCAATACCTGTTGCTATCGCACGAAGCTTTACGGGGGGAGATCCTACAATGCCAGTAGGAGAACAGTTAGAATTTGCTTCTCGTTTATTGATTGTTCAAAATTTTACTGATCAAGAAATGTTTTTTTCTATTCAGTTAAGTGGTGGATGGAATGCCGACGATGCGGATTTTAATGATAGATTTGTGTTGCCCGCTAATGGTCAATTAATTTTGGACGAGACAACTAATCGATCGCTAGAAGCATCCGTTCTTGAATTTGGCATAGGAGTTTCATTTTCTTGTACTTCTGCCGTTGCTCCAACCACTGGTTCAGTATATCTTTCTTCATTCTATGCGTTGAATTAAGGAGGACGTATGTCACAAATTACACGGATGCCATTAGGTAATCCAAGTCTTCCAGCAATAGATACACTTACGGGAAATTCTGGCGGTCCTGTTGGTCCGGACGGGAGTGGTAATGTTAATGTAATTGGTTCCGGCGACGTTACAGTGACTGGAAATCCAGGAACCAATACCCTTACTATTTCGTTAACTGGCTCTGAAGCAGAATCTTTCGTTACCGATTCAGGTACAGCCGTACCAGTATTAGGCGTATTGAACGTTTTAGGTGGTACCGGCATAGTTACTTCGGGAGCTGGTAATACGGTTACTATAGATGCTGATGTTGATGTAGCAACTACTTATACTGCCGATGCCGGCACAGCAACCCCAGCGCTTAATAATATTAATGTTTTAGGTGGCACAAGTATCTCTACTACGGCGGCCGGCTCTACGGTTACTATTGATTTTACGGGAGCTGCTGCTTTTACGTGGAATGAGATTGTTGGCCCTACGGTAATGTCCGTAAACAATGGGTATGTTACCAATAGTGGTGGTTTGGTTACCGCTACGTTGCCAGCAGTTGCTGCTTTTGGTGATATAGTTGCTATAGGTCAAAAAGGATTGGGTGCGGCACGTGTTGCCCAAAATGCCGGTCAAACTATTCATTTTGGTACATCATCAACGACAACCGGTGCATTAGGATACATTCAGTCAACTGCTCAGTATGATACATTAGATTTACTTTGTATTACTGCTAATACGGACTGGATGGTACGTGGAGCACAAGGTAATTGGACGGTTATTTAAGGAGAGATTATGGCAACTATCAATAGTATTAATAGTAATATACCAATAGAAGTGACTAAAGGTGGTACGGGACAGGCATCCATAACCGCACATTCTCTCATTTTGGGTCAAGGTACATCAGCTACGACAGCCTTAGGAGCTGCAACTAACGGTCAAATACCGATTGGTTCAACCGGAGCAGATCCAGTTTTAGCTACATTGACTGCAGGAACTGGTGTTTCAATATCTAATAGTACGGGATCAATCACTATTAATTCAACTGGTGGCGGTGTAAGTTGGACGGTGGTATCAGGAACATCGGCATCAATGGCGGTTAATAATGGGTATATTTCTAATAATGCGGGCCTCGTAACTCTTACATTGCCGGCATCTGCGGCAGTTGGAGATATGGTACGCGTTACGGGTAAAGGTGCTGGCGGCTGGTTGATAGCACAAAATGCCGGTCAAACAATATACTTTGGCTCTGCTGCAACCACAACGGGTGCAATGGGTAGTCTAGCTTCAACTAATTTGCATGATTCAGTAGAATTATTATGCATGACCGCGAATAATGATTTTATAGTTTTAAGCAGTATAGGTAATATTACCTATGTATAAAGGATCTGAATGGCAACTATTAATGCAATAGATTCGAATATACCTATAGAGGTAGCAAAAGGCGGGACGGGGGCAGCAACACTGACCAATCATGGTGTATTAGTTGGTTCCGGTACGAGTGCGGTTTCTGCGCTTTCTGTTGGATCTACTGGGCAATTATTGGTAGGCACAACTTCATCAAATCCTGCATTTGCTGCATCTGCTACAGGTGATTTTACGTTTACATCTGCGACGGCGAGCCAAACAAGAACGCTTACGGTAAGTAATACTGATAATACAGCGGCAGCAACATCTGCGGCTACAGTTCAGGTTACTGTTGGTGGCGGTAACGTTGGCGATCCAGTGACGACCTATACAGTAACTGGCGCAACGAGCTGGACCGATGGTATTGATAATAGTAGTTCTGATTCTTATAAAATTGCGGCAAGTACTGTGTTGGGAACAACCGATACGTTTGTTATGACAACTACCGGTTATCTAACAATGCCATTAAATGCAGCATTTGCGGCATATAATTCGGGAACACAATCAAGCGTAACGGGCGATGCTACGGTATATACCGTACAATTTGATAGTGAAATATTTGATCAAGGAAGTAATTTTGCATCCAATACATTCACAGCTCCTGTCACTGGGAAATATTTTTTATCAATGACTACTTCTTATTCAAATTTAGGAGTAGCACATACAACTTCAAATACCATTATAGTAACGACAGGTAATTCATTTACAACGTTTGTGGTTAATGGTTTTGCTATTTCAGTGAGTGGTGCATTTATATTGAATGGTTCAATATTAGTTACTATGACAGCTGGAGATACTGCAACGGTTACTGCTATGACGAGTGGTGGCACTAAAACGGTAAACTTATTAGGTGGTGTTGGTGGATGTTTGTTTTCTGGCTATTTAGCATGTTAGGAATGTAATGGCAACGATAAATGCAATCGATTCTAACATACCGATTGTGGTGGGTCAGGGTGGTACTGGCGCAGCTACACTAACAGCAAATGGTGTATTGGTTGGTGCTACTACAAGTGCTATAAGTGGTATTACCGCAGGCTCTACGGGGCAGTTGCTTGTAGGATCAAGTTCTGCCAATCCGGCATTTGCTTCATCGGCTACGGGAGATTTTACATTTACTTCATCTACTGCCAGTCAAACAAGAATATTGACTATAAGTAATACTGATAATACAGGTTCTGCAACTTCATCTGCTAAGGAACAGATAACGGTTGGTGGTGCAAACGTTGGTGATCCGTCTAAAATATATACCATTACAGGAGCACAAAGTTGGGCAAAGGGTCTTGATAATAGCAGCTCTGATTCTTATAAAATTTCAGCAGGCACCGCATTAGGTACTACTGATAAATTTATAATGACGACTGCAGGACATAGAACATTACCCGCTACGTGTGCCTTTAATGTTAAGGCAGCATTGCAATCAAACGTTACTGGTAATGGTACTGTCTATACGGTAACTTTTACTACCACTATATTTGATCAAGCATCTAATTTTTCATCGCCTAATTTTACTGCGCCAGTATCAGGCAACTATTATTTTTCAGTAAATCTTTCACCGGGTGGATTTCTAGCAGGACATACGAGCTCAATAGTAAACTTAGTAACGACTACCAATACGTATCCTATTTATGAATGGAATCCCTCAGTTACTGGATTATTACAAAAGCGAGGAGTTGTTTTAGCATTTATGAATGCGACTGATACAGCACATGTTACAATACAGGTAAGCGGTAGTACAAAAGTGATTAATATAGGAGCTACAAATAATTCAACATTTATGGGTTTTTTAGTCTCTTAAAAAGGATATGTATGTCAAATAATAGTATTAATAGTAACATACCAATAGAGGTAACCAAGGGTGGAACCGCTGCAGCAACCCTGACTAATCATGGTGTATTGGTTGGTGCGGGCACCGGTGCAGTAAGTGGATTAACGGTAGGTACTAATGGGCAAGTGCTTTTAGGATCTACTGGTGCAAATCCTGTATTTGCAACATTAACAAGCACAGGAGGTACAATTACGTTTACTACTGGCGCAGGAACTCTTAACTTGGAGGCAAATATTATGACTCCTATAGTAACAACATTTACTAATAGTGGTACATGGACAAAAAATTCTAAAACTTCTCTGGTACAGATATGGCTAGCAGGTGGTGGAAATGGTGGCGGATCTGGTCGTCAAGGCTTAACAACAACAAGTGGGGGCGGTGGTGGTGGCGGTGCGGGTTCTCTTATTTATTATTTTGTGCCAGCAAACTTTTTTAGCGCTTCTGAAACAGTCACTATTGCTTCAGGAGGAGCTGGTGGTATTGCACAAGTTACTGACTTAACTGATGGCAATGCAGGCAGCAATGGAGGTGTTACATCAGTAGGAAATGTTTATACGACTGATTTAGCCGTTTCCAACGCTGCTGGTGGAACTGCTACGAGTGCATCTGCCAGCGCAGGAAGACAAAGCAGTCAGATCTCTGTTTTTGGTGGTGGTACAGGTGCTCAATTTGGGGTATCTAATACTTCAGGTGGATCCGGTACTAATACCACAGGAAACAATAGTACAAGTATGGGTCAAAACCTTCTAGTAACTTGGTGTGCTTCCGGTGGTGGTGGTGGTTCAGGAGCAGATTCAACTACCGCTCGACAAGCAGGCAATGGCGGATCGTTATATCAAAGTATTTCAAACGCTACTTTTCTTATAGCAGGCGGAGCAGGCGGCATAGAAACAGGAACTATCAATGGTGCGACTGGTACTGATGCTGGTCCTACACATGGGTATCAACACGCAGGCATAGGTGGCGGTGGTGGCGGGGGCCAAAAAGATGGTGTTGTTGCTGGTACTGGTGGCAATGGTGGCGTCGGAGGAGGCGGTGGCGGTGGTGGCGGTGGTTCTTTATCAGGTACTAACTCAGGAGCAGGTGGTACTGGTGGCGCCGGCTATGTTATCATTATTGAAACATAAGGATATTTTATGCAATACAGTATCATTAATGAAAAAACAAATGTGGTAGTAAATATCATTGTATGGGATGGAAAATCCCAGTGGCAACCACCTAAAGGCACCTATCTTGTTCAATCAAGTGTAGGACAAATAGGAGATTTTTATGATATTAATAAAAATACCTTTACGCGCCCTAAACTTATTGGTGTAGAGCCAGTACTTGAAAACCTTAAAGGATAGAGTATGGCAGATAATAATCAAGGCCTTAATGGTACGTTTAGAGGCCTTTCTTATCGTGGCGTGAATGCTCTTCAGCCACCTGAAATGTATATTAATTATCGTGATCCAGGAGAAAATGATTCGCGTGGTTATCGATTGGGTGATCTCTGGCTTACCAAAGATAAAACTGATCCCACAGTACATAATCCATGGATGTTAGCCGATTTAACTGAAGATGTTGCGACATGGATTTCTATTGCGGGAGGAAGCACCGGTTTTTTACAAACACTTACTGGTAATATTGGTGATATTGTATTTCCTGATAACGCTAAGAATATTAATATTTTAGGTGCTCTTGGCTCAGGTTTTGTATTTGAAGGTATCGATGTTAATCATGTACTTTCTTTATCCACATCAGGAGGGGGGCCTATAGCACAAACAATCACTGGTGATGTTGGTGGTGCAGTCCAGCCCGATGCAGCCGGTAATTGGAATTTAGTGGGCGATGGCACTATCACGGTAACAGGTAATCCGGGAACTAATACTTTAACATTGAGTACTTCCGGTGGCCAAGTATTTAATGTTACTACAATTGATGATACTCCTACGGCTCTTGCTGCATTTACATTAGCTGATGATCAAGCAATTGATATTAATTGTCTTATAGCAGCGGCAGAAGTTAATTATACGGCAGCTTTAGTAGGATATGTTAATGGTGGTGGTAGACGTCATGGAGGGGGGGCAGTTCTTATAGGAGCGCCAGTTTCTAGTTTTAGTCAAGATTTTGGTGCCGGATCTCCTTCTATGACATTGGATGCTAATGGAAATGATATCCGTATTATGGTTACTGGAGTAGCTGCTACTACCATTAAATGGCGTGGTCGTGCAACTTTTATACTTCAAGATGCATAAGGATGTCTATGGGAAAACAGCATGGATTTAGAGGAAAAACAGGAAACCCTGATATTGAGTATGTTTATAGTGAAAATGAAAGTGGTATTTCATCAGCAGCTGGATTGAATCGTGACGATTTAATGGTCATCGCTGTCCACAATCAACCAAATATTTCAACAAATGCTTCATTTCCACAACTAACAATACGGCCACCGTCAAGTGTAATTATATTAAATAATGCTCCTGTGGGAAATATTAATTTTATTACCGATGGAACCGGAGATATTGTTTTAGATGCATCGGATATAATAGTTTTTGAGAATCTTTCAAATGGTGTTATGCAAACCGACACGATGGGAGTAGTTAGCGCTACCAAGGGAACTGATGGACAACTTTTAATTAGTTCCAGTACTGGAACTCCTATTTGGGCAAATGTTACTTCAAATGACGGTACTGTTGAAATTACCGAGGGCCCCAACAGTCTTGATCTATCAATTCCAGGTACTGTAGCAGGGGAACAAGCTTACCTAGCACAATGTGGAAATGCTACAAGCCCTCAAGGGAAAGATCATCCTACTTTTTATTTAAATTATTTACGTGGAACATTTATAAACGCATTACAAGATTCTCGTATGCGTATTATATATGATGATGACAGTAATATATATATTGGTGATAGTGCAAACGCACCAGCTACTTTTACTGCACATGCCACTGGCTATTATTTTTTTAATAATCAGACTGAAGTTTTATGGGATGGAGGAGGAGCATATGAAATTTATACCTATATTATAACTCCTACATCTACTTATAAAGCACAGTGTACTCAGTCAAATCAAGGTGCTTCAGTGGTTGCAGGATCACTTGCTGTTATGGGTCGAATTAATGTTATTATTCCACTGAATGTAGGAGATGTAGTAACATTTAAGGTAGTAGGAAACCCTGTTTTTCCTACCAGAAATTCGGCCGTTGAACTTCCCAACGGAAATCTTACAGTACGACTATCTTGGATAAGTGGATTTAGAATATCATGAAAAATAAGGAATAGAATGGGTAAACAAGGATTTCGTGCCACTAATACTGAACAATATGTATATTTAGAAAATGAAAATGGCAGTTCAGTTGCAATGGGACTCGAATCAGGAACCGATACATTTGTTATCGCAACTTCATCGACTCCGGATGTTACCACTAATAGTACACCCCAAATTAAAATTGATCCTACGGGAGATGTAACATTTTCTCCCCGCATAGATGGTGATATTCGTGCTACTACGCTCGGAGATGGTGCTATTATATTTAATCCTTCTCAGGATATTATAATTCCTCCATTTTCAGATGGCGTGGTTCAAACAAATACACAAGGAATTTTGCGGTCAGATAAAGGAATTGATGGGCAAGTTCTTATTGGATCTAGTACGGGAGCTCCCCCAAATTCACCAGCATGGGCTAATATTACTTCTCTTGATACTACCGTTGATATAACGAATGGACCGAATAGTATTGATTTGTCCGTAGCAAGTTGTGGCACTAGTCGCTCTGGTGCAGATTCATTTTTAGCAATTTTGTCCGGTACTTATAATTTACCCAGAGTTAGTGTTCAAACAACTTATCAATATGGAAAAGGAAAAGCATTAACAGAAATATTTGATGTAGGGAATAATTTCTTTCCAGGTAATGGTGCTTTAGCGGCAACGTTTACTGCACCAGCAACTGCAAAATATATGATTTATTTTCAGGCTGTTATTGCATATAATGCTAATGTTACAACGGTAGGTAGTAATTTTTCTTTAAATTTAAAATGGACCGGTGGCTTTACTACGACATCTCTTTTTATGACTGATTTTGCAAAACAAATACATACTGCAAATATTAATTTTCCGGTTAATTTAACCATGGGAAATACAGTTACATTTGAAATTAGTTATTTAACAAGTCCTGGATCACCAACAATGGTTCTTCAAGGAACAGACACTTCTGGATTTATACAGACATGGATGAGCGGTTATCGTATAGTATAAAAAATAAAAAAGGACTCAAGAATGAAATCTACTTGAGCCCTAAAAAAAACAGAGATAGTAGCATCGTGCTTTTATTTTATACCATTTCGTTTAACTTCACGAATTTTTTGTAATGCGGTATTAAATTGATCTTTAGGGAGCAATTGTAACGAATCGATATTATACGCTTTCAAGAATCGTAATTCGATGTCATGATGACCTTCTAGCTCTTGAGCCAGGATTTCATACTGTTCGTCATTTATGGTAACAGACTTTGGTTTAATGGGCTCTGTTCGTACCATAGCAGTTTCGCCATCATCGTCTTCGTCGCTGGTAATAACTCCCACTAACGCTGCATACGCATATCGGCGCAGGTAAGTAATAGCGCTTCCAATAGATTGTATATCCGTTTTAGGAGGATTTATGATCATTTGGGAGTCTATCCATTCTCCCGAAGAATGGCATAAAACGGTATGCAATACGTTCTGATTTTGGGCATTAGGCAAAATACGCTGTATAACAGAAAGACCATTTTTAGTAAGCGCAGGCCGGCTTACGCGAACGATTTCAGCCATATCAGCGTATTTCGACTTGTAGTACGGGTTTTGGCAGTTCAGCTCTGCTGTAGCCATTTCTGATTGGGCTTTTGCTAAAGCACCAAATAATTCTTTATATTCCATTATTTTGTTCCAATGTATAGTTATACGTTTCGTAGGCAATCATAAGATTAATTTCTTTTAAAAAAGGAATGAAATGGTGGGCGATTTGAACTTTTATTTTAGTTCCTAGATTTTTCATCAATCCCTCGTTTTGTTTAAAGGCATAATCTCCTGAAGATTTTGAATATACCCATAATCGAGGATCATTATTTCCATCATTTCTTAAAACTATAAACCAAGAGCGATTGTTATCATCAATTGGCATAGAAATTTCATATTCCCAATCTATTTTTATATGATTTTCTTTAAATATTGATTCTATTTTTTTTATTTTTTCATCAATATCATTGAGTATTTTTTTAAACTTTTTTGCTTCATGATCGAATTGTATCAATAAATTATCGAAAGAACTTTCCATAAACTTATTCCCTTGCAAGTTTGACAACTCATTGTTTATTTAATATAATATAATTAAATTTATAAGTTGTCAAATTATTAAACCTCGAATGGGATTTTATGGAAGAAAAACTTGATAGTGTATTAACAGAGTTTGAAGTAGAAGTACAAAGGTTAAAAAGAAAAGTAGAATATATTTCTGATAAGATTAAATACTATGAATCAAGACTGAAGGAACAGCATGCTGAAATATGTTTTAAATATTGTGTACCAGAATTAATCAATGGATTTACCTATTATATTATGTGGGCAAAAGATATTGACGGTGATTTTGGATTATTTGCATATAATACTACCGAGAAATATAAAATACGTATTGAAGACTTAAACTTTGAATATAAAACTAAACTTTTTCCGTTCATTATTCCATTTATAGAAGAATTTAAAAAAATGATACAAAAGCAAATTGAATTATTAATTGAGGAATATGGTGAAAAAGCGTAAATTAGGTCCCAGAAAAAGTAACGAGGTAAGATTGAGAGCGGTTCAAGAAGTGTTAAGAAATCCTGCAAATAGAGTTCACATAGCCCATAATTTTGGTATACCCTACAGTACGCTTTATGCATGGTGTCGACTGTATAATCGAGATAAAACAGCGTTTGATGATTTTAGAAAGGTTAATGTATATTCAGAAGAATTGAAAAATAAAGTAGTGCAGGAAATTATAAATAGAAAATCGGGAACTGTACAAGAAATAGTCTCAAAGTATAAAATATCATATAACACCGTCTCTACGTGGTTGCGACAATATAGGAATGGTACGACAATTGATAAAAATAATACAATAATTGAATCGACTGATAAAAAAAATACAAGTGACATTCCGGTTGCGGAGTTTTTCAGAAGCATTAGATTATGGGTATTATTTTCAGTAATTGTACAATTTTTATGTATTAGTTGGCAGTTATATATTTATTTGATATTCTAGTGCGGATTACTTTTTTGACAGTGAGTCGTTGTACTCACAAAGATTTTATGATAATAAAAAACCCCGGTTTTTACACCGGGTAATTTTTTATATTATTATCAAATTCTGTTATGAACTTGAAATAAATTTTGTCTGTTTAATGATTACTAGTTATTAAACAAACGCACTTTTCTTCCCATAGATAAGTAAATGAATAATAACATAAGAAATTACAAACGTCAACAGAAAACAAAAAGAATCTCAATAAACCCTGATATTGAGCCAAAAGATCTTTTAGATTTCATATCTGAATTGACGCATTCACAAAGAAGAGTACTTAATTATATTATTGGATTAGATAATCGATATCCCCATATATTTCCCACGCATACACGAATTGCCACCGCATGTGGTATAGCACGTGTGACTGTTGTAGCAATTGTTAAATCACTCTGTTCGTTAAAGTTATTACATTACGATTATCGTCATCGCAAGTCATCCATTTATTATATCGCCCATTACTTTAAGAATTTTAACATACGCAAAGAGCTGCGTTATGTACTTACGGCGTTAGCATTCTTACCCATATGGTTATTACATCCATATAGTAACAATTACGAGGAAGTAGATAATTATTCTTCTCAGTCAGAATATGTTACACCAATATTAAAGAGAATAAACTTACATACTAATATATTCTTCTCTTATTCTAGTTTTTTAACAAGCAAGCCGGCCGCCAACGTCTCAATCGAAGCAAATGCGCGCGCGCGCACGTACACGTACACACGTGAGACCCTCAATGGCCTGCCTTTTTTTCAAAAAGGGGTAATAAGCACTATGAATGATAAAGAAAATCCGATTTCGTTAGAAATACGGAATTTAAAAAGACTAAATCTCAGCAAATGGGGTCAGATTAAACTTTCATGCTTTGCAGATGAAGTGATCAGCGAAGCATATAGCGCATTTCTCCGTAGAAAGAATATTCTCGATCCGTATAGGTACTTTTTTGGACTTTGTAATAGCATTTGCTTAGAAAAGGGGTTAGTGCCCGATGTAGTAAAGGCTGGACATTTAGCCAAAATCCATGGCATGCCAAAAGATGCAGAGATGACTTTAGGACCGTTATTGCCAGCTGAAGAAAAAAAGCCGGCCAAGCAGCAATATGATGGACCGCGATTTAAGGCACCAACATATGGACCGTCGAAGATTATGCGGCAATATATTGATCCCAGTTTGGTGAAGCGATTAGAACAAAGAACATTTTCAACTGATTATAAAGCCGTATATCCCGTTGTCACGCAAGAAGTAATCGATAATAATATTAAAACGCGTCAATCACTTCAGTATCAAGAAGTAGAAAAAAAAATGTTGCAGCTCTTAGGGGCTGAATTATTTGAGCGTTGTTACAGAACATTTATGCCCACTTCATGGGAAGATGTGGAGTGGCTCAAAGAACAAGAACAGAAGAATCCACAATTTAGACAAGAAACAATGAGTAAGTATCTACCCGTTATAGGAGTTCTATGAAATTTAAATATGCAAACCATCACACTGACTGTCCAGCAATAAATGCCATATACGCTTATGAAGAACATTCATACGATGCCCAACGATATTTAAATTCGTTGATGGCAGAAAATCCCACCAATGCACAAGCAAATTATGAATCTGATTTTTTCTGTGATCATTGTTTTTCTATTCCCAAGACAGACAATGAGATTCTTGCTAACATTATGAGAGAACGTCGTCAGTTTAGACGTATGGCGTACCCTCGATACTTTGAAATGAAACAGAAGCTATACAATGACAACCAGTGTCATCCAGATTGTCAGCCATTTGCTAAACATGTGTACGACGATGAGGTATAACAAACGAAAATGATCGGGGTGCTATGATTACCCTACAGAACAAAAAAGATTTAACTGGACTTAAATTTGATAGCAAGCTGACCTATGCGTATGTACTTGAAGGAGATCCAATACCGTTGGCGAGGGCACGTCATGGCAATAGGAGGACGTGGGATGCTCAAAAACACCTTAAGTTCTGTGCAGGATTACAACTTAAAGCCCAACATTCCGGCCCTTTGCTGTCAGGTATCTTGGCTTTGGATGTTAGTTTTTATTTTGGGGTTGCGAAATCAACATCGCAAAAGAAGAAGAATTCCCTATTGGGAACGTATCACTATTGTCGGCCTGATCTGGATAATCTTATTAAGTTTGTAAATGATATATGCAATGACGTTATCTTTGAAGATGATTGCTCGGTATCTCTCATAACTGCACGTAAGTTATATGATGAGTTTCCACGGACGGAATTTACTATTACTACCATGGAATAAATTTGTATGAAGAAAATTAAAGATGTTATAAAACATAAAACTAATAATACTAGCACGGAATTGATTGACCCTGCAGCTATAGTCAAGGATGAATATCTCTGCTACGAGACCTTTCGCGTGAAGCCTATAACCGAGAATTTGATACATAGATGGTGCTATGACTTGGAGATCTTTGCCCAAAAGCAAACGTCACTTTGTATTGAACGATTTGCTATAGAGAAGGGAATAGCCCTTGCTCAATTTTACCGTTTAAGAAAACGATGGCCTGAATTGCAGGCAACCTATCAACGAGCCAAAGAGATTATAGCCTTACGTAGAACTGAGTTAGCACTTGAGCGGGACCCAGCACGTTGGATAAAGTATGAGATGCCCCTTTATTCAAGCAAGCATGCCAAGCTTGAGCAGTGGCGCAGCAAGAATAAGTCAAAGGCTGACGAGGTGAAGATAGCTAAAGAAGAGTATGCGCAACTGACAAAAGAGATACTCAGAGATTACGACGCTTCTAAATAGAAACCCCCACCGCGTAGGCCAATGGGGGTGCATGAGGCTTAGTTCCAGATTTTCATTGCCTGTTCAAAGCAGAATTCTTCTCGCTGACACTTTAAACAACATTCATCACAATGTATACGATTTTGATGCTCACATTCCATATTGGCTCCTAGTCTAGTGGACGTCGAGTTTCTGAAACTTTTGTAAATAAATAAGCTTTTAAGCATTTTATCATAAATTGATCACACGATTCGATGAATTGTTGGGGACTCATAGCAGTGGATTCTTTTTTAATAAATTCAATTGCCTCTTGGAGAAATTGTCCGTTTTCTGTGAAATTGGCACAGATTTTCATTGTTTTCTGGAATTCTGCTGAGGGTTCAGTTTCTGCATACTTTCCCATGAACAGTAGTATTTTATTTAAAATCTCAAAAATATCATCGCTTATTTGATGTTTATTTTTCATCTTGGCTCCTTACGCCGCTATATATTTTTCCTCTAACTAATACTTCACAACTTAAGGTATTTTTTCCATAAGGTGGTAATTGCATAATAAAATCAACGGGATATTGTCGGAGTTGCTCCATAAAACAGGTTTGGGGCGCGTTCCATGTGCAGCTGTTTTGACCAATACTGGAATCAATCTGCTGACAATTAGACTTTTTTCTATTATATTTACATAGATCTGATGCTATTTGTGTGAGTCTATTTGTTTGAATGAAATACTTTTTTTTCCATTTATCTAAGTTATCCCAATTTTTCTTTAATGCTATACCAATTCCTTGGTAATAGTATTTTGATTGATATAATCTTTCCCAATATTCACTAGCTAATTGTTGAATCGTTTTTTTATTCATCTCGGCTCCTCATGATTAATTAATTTAACTTTCTATTATTAGTTTAACATTCTTATATAAGATGTCAATACTTTTATTAATTAAATAAGATATGGCTATTTTTATATATTATGCTATACTTCTAATAGAAGGTAAAACCTAAACAAGTAGGATAAATAATGGAAAATAAAGATAAAAACATTGCTGCAAAGAGATATATAGATTGCTTTGAGATAATGGAAAAAGAGTTAAAGGAGGGGGATGATTGGGATTGGGTGGAATCATATATAATGATAAAAGCTTCTCAGTCTGGGAATTTAAACACAGTAATGAGAACATTTTCTGATGAGAAGCTGCAGGCAATTTTTGAAAACAAATCGGACCTTCCTGAACGATTACATGACCTTATGGCGTTTCTTTTTATTATTTTACGGAAAGAATATATCAAATTGGGTGAGTCATTTGAGGGGAGCGATGGCGTTAATCTTACGTTCGCTATTGTGGTAGGAGAGATTCTACGTAGACAATTTGGCTTTGAGATGATTATTGAAAAAGAGTGGATCTATAAAGGAAATGTTTTTTCTGCGTATCAATTTGAACTCATGAAACGCATTGTGGATAGAAGTGATACTGATTGTAAGCCATACTCTACTGAAAAGGATTAGTTATGACGATTGATGAATTACGTGAGACAGTGTTAGAGTTGATTACCCAGCGACCGCGCTCTATGCGGGACGTAGCAAAAGAAATGGGGATTTGTTATCAATCTTTGTGGGGATTTTTGCAACGCAGAATAACACCACGTTTTAAAAATGAGTTGGTGATGAGAAATTGGATTAAAAAACAAGGAAATTAGATGGATAAATTACAAGCAGCTGAGATTGGTGGTGTACCATATTATCTGTTTAAGTGCTCTTATTGTGAACATCGCATGTTTGTACCCATATTAGAAGTGCTATGGGGCGTGGATCGCGATGAAAATATTAAGTCAGTATTTCCACATAAGTTTCTTTTTGATACTTATCGTGATGAACTCTATTACAAGACGGGGAAAAATTCTTTATTCTTAATGGGGATTAAGCGGAACGATCAATGGATGTGTGTAACGGTACACTGTATTCTTGATAGGAAAAACGATGGAAGAAACGTTCAAGCCCAGGCCCAAGAAGGAATTTCACCCGAGGTCAGTGAAAACACCACACTCTAATAATGATGCGATCGCGGCAATGAGCCACTTTCGTTCGTTGTTTGAGGAAAGTGAGCGAGAAATTAAAGATGCTTATTTATATATGAAGCGAGCATCTGATATGAATAAACGATTTCTGGTGACCGCAATGATAGAGATTATGCAAAGCATGACCAAAGAAGATGCAATATTAGCATTACAAAAGCTTGAGGGTAGTTCGTGATACGATTTGAGCCCAGACCATATCAGCTACCAATAATTAATGCGCTTGAAAAAGATAAATTTAAGCGTGTTTTAGCTATTATGCCGCGGCGGGCAGGCAAAGATGTTACTGCGTGGAATATAGCGATACGCGCATGTTTACGTAAAGTGTGTGTTATTTATTATATATTTCCTACATATAGTCAGGCGCGTAAGGTAATCTGGGATTCAATCACCAATTCGGGCGAACGCTTTTTAGATTACATACCGTCGCAACTAGTAGAATCAATTAATTCTCAAGAGATGAAAGTGCGCTTTAAAAATGGTTCTTTGTTGCAGCTGATCGGATCGGACAATATTGATAATATTGTAGGAACCAACCCACAAGGAATTGTATTTTCTGAGTATGCCCTTCAAGATCCCCGTGCATATCAGTTTTTAAGACCTATATTATTAGCCAATGATGGCTGGGCGTTATTTATATCAACACCACGTGGAAAAAATAATATGTGGGAATTGTATCAGATTGCCAAAGAGTCAAAAGATTGGTTCTGCTATAAGTTAACGGTAGAAGATACGGGACATATATCACTGGCCGATATAGAGAAAGAGAAGCAAGAAGGTATCATGTCCGATGATTTGATACAGCAGGAATATTTTACTTCATTCGAGCTCGGCGTTGAGGGTGCATACTATTTGAAGTATTTGGATCGAATGCGCATTAAGGGACAAATTGGTGAAGTTCCCTGGGAGTCTTCATTCAAAGTGCATACGGCCTGGGATATTGGGGTGCGTGATAGTACGACTATTATATTTTTTCAAACCATTGGTCAAACGGTACGCATCATAGATTGTTATGAAAAAACTAAAGAAGGGTTGGAGCATTATGTAAGTATAATTAATTCAAAGCCATATACGTATGGCAAGCATATAGCGCCGCATGATATAGCGGTCAAAGAATGGGGTTCTGGGATGACCAGAATCGAGAAGGCTCGACAATTGGGTCTTAAGTTTATTACGGCACCAAGCATTGAAGTAATGGACGGAATTGAAGCAGTAAGATCAGCTTTTAGTAAAATTTGGATCGATGAAGTTAAGTGTAGGCCGCTTATAAAAGCGCTTGAAAATTATCGTCAAGAATATGATGCTAAAAAAAAGATTTACAAGTCAGAACCGTTACATGATTTTGCAAGTCACTTTGCAGATGCTATGCGTTATTTGTGCATCTCATTATCTAAGACGCGAGACAGTTTAAGTCCAGAAGATTTAGATAGAAGATATAAAGAAGCGCTTTATGGCACACAATCAAATATGCCAGCTGTTTTTAGGGATGATTTACCACCATATTAAGGGATTTATAGTGATTAAAAAACTGTTATTTATTGTTATACTGTTAATGGGATTTGAGGCGCATGCTGTGCGTTTTCACAATAGAGAATGTGCTTACGTAGGCTTATCTCTTTCATTTTATGATGAAAAAGGTGATTTGCATTCACATAATGAATTTTTTGTTGCTACACATATGACTACTTCTGATTTAGAACAAAAAATAGATGAGATGATTAAATTTTCCGGTAATAATAAACATATATTATCGATTCGTTGTGTGCGTGAAACGGAAGTTACAATAGATAATACAGACGATATTGTATTGGATAATGTTAATTGATTTTTCATAGCCCTACTGCATTCATTCAACCCTAGGAAGTCGCGCTGCTGCGACAATGTGGGTAATCAATCCCACATGCAGTAGTTATTCTAACACGGTAGTTAATATCTTTTTTTGCGTGCCCATAATTTGGAGCATCGCTTCTATTTTATCTTTTTGTTGGTAGTAGGATTTCATTTTCCACTCATCGACTGCTGATGGAATGTTGGCTAGTGAAGTACCCACCCCTAAAACAATTGCACTGATAGCACTGACTGTTTCCTTGTTTTCAAATGATCCATATGCGCCGGCAGCAGCAGTAGCTAAAGGGCCGAAGATATAAGTAAGTGCAAGAAATTTGCTTTTAAGGCGCGTTCGAGAACACGAGCCTATTTGTTGTAGTATTTTATCTCTTTTTTTAGTAAGCTTTATGTCCATTTGATCGAACATGGTTACGGTAAGTTCGACACCGCTGCTTAATCGTTTTGGTTCGTATGAGTGGATAAGCCTACTAAATTCAACAATATCATTTTCTTTTATGCATGATTTACATTTATTGGTAAATTCTTCTTTTGTCATATGACCGACGTGTGCACCGATGGTAACCACGGTTGATTCATTTTTTCCCATCGGTTTACAGATTAGAGTTATAAGTAGTAATAATGTTATATATTTCATAATAACGTCCTTTCATGTTTAATAGTAACATGTTTTTCTTGCCATCAAAACGGTAGCGTTTTAGACTGAGCTTAAAATAAATTATCTAGGAGAGCCTCGATGATATTTCCAGAATTAGGTCCGCAGTATTATTCAGAAACCCACAGGGATATATTATCCCGCATGGAAGCTTTTTATGCAGAAGCCATCACTATTAACCAGTCTTTCTGGGGTGAAGCAGATACTGATACCCGTTTTATGGAGGGCGATCAGACCCTTTGGAATGATATGTATGGAAATCTCCCGGCCAACCGTCGTCGACAGTTTAACTTTAATCGTATTCGTCGTGTCGTTAATACTATCTCTGGTTATCAACGACGTAATCGTAAATCTACTATTGTTACCCCTGTTGAAAATGGTGATGCCCAAACGGCTGATCAATTTACTAAGGCGCTTATATGGGTTAACAATCAGGAAGGCGTGCTTGAAACAATATCTGAAGCATTTCACGGTGCATTAGTAACCGGTATGAATTTACTACAGGTTTGGGTCGACTATCGATCCGATCCAGTTTCTGGAAACATTAGGGTTGATAATACCGCATATAATGCCTTTATTATTGATCCGTTTTTTAAAAAGTCTGATCTGTCCGACTGTAATGGTATTTGGAAAAGGTCCTTCCTTTCTAAGCGCGAATGTATATCTTTATTACCTGATCACGCGGATGAGATTCTTGGTCTTATTCGCAATGATAGTGGTACAGGTAGAGATGGTAAATTTCAATTTGCGCCGGAGAGTTATGGTTATGCATATAAAAACTTTCTTACTTACGATGAGTTTTATTATCGGGATTATCGTACTCAAAAAATGTTGGTCGATACGCAGACTGGTGAAACGCTGGAATGGCGTCACGACAAAAAAGAAGAAGAATTGCAACACTTTTTGCGAATGTATCCTCAAATAACTGTGGTAGATCAAGATATACCGACCGTTCGCATGGCAATTGTGGTACAAGGTAAGGTGATGTACGACGGACCCAACCCGCTTGGTATAGATTCTTATCCTTTTGTTCCAGTGTTTGCTTATTACAATCCCCAAATGCCGTACTTCCCTTATCGTATTCAGGGTGTCGTACGCGGCTTACGTGATAGTCAATATTTGTACAACAGGCGCCGTGCGATCGAGCTTGATATTCTTGAAAGTCAAATTAACTCAGGATGGAAGTACAAGGAGAATGCCCTTGTTAATCCTAAGGATGTATTCTTATCGGGACAGGGTCGTGGCTTAGCACTTAAAGAAGAAGCTAACATGACCGATGTTGAACAGATAATGGCACCCCAAATACCACCATCAATGATTCAACTTTCAGAGTTGCTTGCAAAAGAAGTTATGGAAATTTCTGGAGTCAACGAGGAACTACTTGGTTCAGCAACTGATGATAAAGCCGGTATACTTTCTATGTTGCGGCAGGGAGCTGGGCTTACTACCTTACAAGGCCTTTTTGATCAACTAGATCGTTCACAGAAGCTGTTAGGCAAACTAATGCTAGACATTATTCAAACTAGTTTTACACCGGGTAAGATATCTCGCATATTAGAAGAGCAACCCGCACCACAATTTTATAGTAAAGCTTTTGGTAAATATGATTGCGTTATTGAAGAGGGCCTGAATACTTCAACCCAAAAACAAATGCAGTTTGCTCAATTGTTACAGTTACGTGAAACGGGCGTACCGATCCCAGACGATATACTTATTGAATCATGTACGTTGCAGAACAAAAAGCAGTTGCTTGAATCTATTGAAAAAGCACGGCAAGCGCAACAGCAGCAACAAGAAGCGCAATTACAAACACAAATGCAGTTACAGCAAGCACAAACTAAATTGGCAGAAGCGCGTGCAGTAGCAGATCAAGGGCTTGGCTTGGAACGTGTAAGTCGCGTACAAGAAAACCAAGCGTTAGCTGAAGAGCGTAAGTCACAATCTCATAAAGAAGATACTGATGCATTGCTTAATTATGTTAAGGTGTTGAAGGAAATTGAGTCGCTTGATATAGCGCATATACAAAGTTTAATTTCATTAGCTAATATGATGAAAGCCCCTGCTCAGCAACCAGCTACGGGCTCATAGTTAGAGGTGTATTGTTTTAACCTTGCAGGTAAAGCTGCAATTTCTATAAGGAGCCACTATGGCAAAGAAAAAACGCTATCATAACAGTAGCGCATCAGTTGATCATCATCGTGATAAATTTAACGATGAAATGAAGCACGAGAAAGATCGTGAAGGTCGTGGTTTTATGCATAATTATCATGGTTTAGAAAAATATGCAGGTATGGAACCACGCCGCAGACAAGAAATGGAAGATTATGGCATGATATCAGAAGATGATCGTGCAATTGCAAATCTTCCGCAAAATGTCATGATAAAACCGTATCCAAGAACGGGACCATACAATCCAGAAATGCTTAACGATTCACCAGATGGCGTTGATGCACAAATGGATTATGACGATTCACAACGTGCACGTCATTTATACCCTAAAAAAGTGTAAGACCATTATTCCGATATCCCTGCAGCTTTTGGCTCCTCCCTTTACTGCAGGGTATCTTTAAGGAGCCGATTATGGCAAAACGCGAAAAAGTATTAAGAGAAGATTATGCTTACCTTAATAAAGAAGAAGCTCGAGCTAATGAACGCGCATTTCACCGATTGCGACAAATGCATAATAGTTTTTATGATGCAATTGATCCAAGACGGCGTGTAGAATACGCTGAAGGTGGAATGGTAGCAGAAGATCATAAAGCAATGGCTAATCTTTCAGAGACCCCGATTCATCGTGAATATACTAAGTATCCACGCACAGCATATTATGAAAACCCTTATTTTATTGCAATTAAACCTGCAAATGATGGGATGGAATAATGCCAGTTATGTTACGACCAATTAGTAAGGCAACTAAAATAGCCTATAAAGTTTTAGGAGTACCTGCTCCTTTACGTAAACATAAAGAGTCGCCAAAGAAAAAGTATATTGATAAACGTCTTGTGTGGGACGAAACAATGAAGGTACGATAATGAGAAAAAAATCAATAGCGAAAAAAGTAGCTAAAAAGAAGGCCAAAAAAGAACATAGCAAAGTAGAAAAAGTTATGCATGAATGGAAAGAAGGTAAACTTCATTCCGGTAGCAAAAAAGGCCCTAAAGTTAAAAGCCAAAAGCAGGCTGTTGCAATTGCTTTAAGCGAAGCGCGCAAAGCCGGTGAAAAGGTTAAGAGACCTAAAAAGCGTAAATAAAATGCTCCTCTTTTTTTAGTTCCCTGTCAGTTTGTATGCTTCTAGCTGACAGGGGATTTTTTTTTAAGTATATTGATCTCTGCAAGGAGAAAAAAATATGGAAGAAAAACGAGATACTGTTGGCAAGTTAGCCACTGATTTACTACAAAAAGAAGCGCCTACTCGAGATCCGATTGAGTTGCAACGCGAGATGCAAAAAACATATGAGGATCAAGTATTAGAAGCAATAAACCGTGGCATTAAACAATACCCCGGTGATTTTTATGTGGTTGTTGAAACCAAAAAAGAACGATTGTTAGAAAATGTTTTACGCAATTATTTTTTTCCACGGTCTACATGTCCTACCCCTATTTATGATCAAACCGTGTATCGTTATCATGCGCAAGAACAAGCTATTGAGTTCCTGTGGGTAGTTCCGTCGAGGGACACGTGTGTATTAATGCGTGAGAACTTTTTAAGTATTGTTGATGACGAGAAACCACTTTTACAGTTTGTACTCATGTTTGAAGATGGTACATTATTACGCTATGCAAAAAAATTGAATGGTGAAGAAGTTGATTCACCACTTATTATCGCTTAAAGGAGACCTATGTCGTATCATTTATCAATGGAACGTGGTCAACGTAAACAAGATATCGCTATGCCTGAAATTGCAATAGCATCACAACCAGAAGAAACGTCCTCAGTAGAAGCAGTCGCTTCAGCTTTTCCAGAGAATACTGAAACGGTTACGGTTGATACTCCAGAGAATTTTGAGCAACCTAAAAATGAACCGGTTGAAACGCCGCAACAATTAAATTTTAGACAGTTGCGTGAAAAAGCAGAACGATTAGAACGTGAACGTGATGAAGCGATTCGTTTAGTACAGGAACAAGAATATCGCCGTACATTTTCAGCTCAGGCACCACAACAGCAAGCAGCAGCAGTTGAAGAAGAGGACTTTCAATTAAAGACAGATGATCTGGTTGAGGGTAAGCATTTAAGTAAAGTATCACAAAAGATTAAACGATTAGAAGATCAACTTAAACAATATCAAAATCAGTCTCAAGAGCAGATAATAGAAACACGCATTAAAAGCCAATATCCTGATTTTGAGCGTATTGTAAATAAAGATAATATTGAATCATTGCGGCTGCAGTATCCTGAACTGGCACAAACCATTAATTCATCAACTGATCTGTACTCTAAGGCTATAAGCGCCTACACTATTATAAAAAAAATGGGCATTGCGGTTGATGAAAGTTATATGCAGGATAAGATTATTGCCCAAAAAAATGCAACTAAACCGCGCGTTACCGCATCTGTTTCACCACAAACTGGTGAAACGCCACTTTCTAAGGCGAATGCATTTGCAAATGGTCTTACACCAGAACTGCAAAGAACGCTAAGAAAAGAAATGGAAGATGCTCGTAAATTAATATAAGACGATTTCATTACACTCCTTGGACCATGTACCTAGAAATAAGTATATGGTCCGATTTCTATTTCTTTATTTGCTTTTTAAGTAGCTCTAAGATATAACAATAGTTGAGCGTAATAATGAAGATTTCGCTTCTCTTCAACCCTTATTGACGTAGAGAGTTTCGTCAACTCATATCGACGTATGTAAGTGTTCGTCACACTAGTAATATCAAATATTTACTAGGAGAATATAGATGGCAATAACAACTACAGGTTTATTACCAGCTCCGGTACAGCAAAGTTTTAGCTATAAACTTTTAAGCGTACCCGTTCCAAATATGATTCATAAAATTCCTGCTATGAAGAAAAATATGCCGCGTAATGGTGGTACAACTATGCGTATGCGTAGATACAATCCATTGCCAACAGCTATGGTACCATTGGGAAATACTGGCGTTACTCCTCCTGCAGTAGTTTTAACAGCAGTAGACATTGATGCAAAGATTTCATTCTATGGACAATATGTACAACTTAATGAGCAAGTAACTTTACAGAACCAAGATCCGGTTTTAAATGAATGCGCAGCTCGTTTAGGTGTATCTTTACGACAAACAGAAGACCAACTAACGCGTGATATGTTAGCCGCAACAGCAGGATTTATTAACTGTTCTGGCGGTAATAACGGTGATAATCCAACTCAAATATCAGCATCGGATGTTTCTATTGTTGTATCTGCATTAATGACTAATAATGCATACACTATTATGGATAACATTGAAGGTGAAGATAAGTTTGGTACATCGCCGGTGCGTGATGCATATTTTGCATTAACATCAACTCGATTAACTGGAACTTTAGACTCTATTGCTGGATTTGTGCATAAAAACTTATATCCAGCGCCGATGAATGCATTGCGCTCTGAATGGGGTTCAAGTGGAAACTTGCGCTTCTTAGTATCAAGTATTGGTAGCGTTACTCCCAATGCGTCTAATTTTGGTGCAGATGTTTATAATATATTTTGTGTTGGTATGGAAGCGTATGCTTGTATAGAACAAGACGGATACTCTGCATCATTTATTTATCGTCCACCAATATATGATGGACCGTTGGCACTTAATGCTTCAGTAGGGTATAAATTTGCGGAAGTTCCACGAATTACTAATGATTTGTGGGTATTAAACTTACGCTCAACGCTTTAACCCTTGAAAGGAATATAACATGGCAGATAATACAATAATCCAACAAGGTAGATTTACATCCGATGGTGCTGATTCAATAATTAATTTACGTTCTGATTTAGATTGGATGACCGTTTATAACTATACGGTCATGAATGCACAGTCAGAGAATTCTTTTCAATTTCAATGGTTTCGTGGCCTTCCTAATCAATCATTAGGTACTGCACTAATATGGTCTATGGATGGTTCGCAACTTGTTACGGCAAGTACGGATGTGGGTATGTTTTACTTACAAGATTCATCTGTGCAAGCACCCGGAGCGTCTGTAGCAGTAACAGCTACTTCTGATGCAACACAACCGATAGTTGATACGGGTAGTACGACAGGCCTTTCTGCAGGTTCTATTGTTCGACTTATTAATATTGCTAATCGTCCTAATCTTGGTGGTTACGATTTTCAAATTGATACTATTGTTACAGATACTTCATTCCGTATTGCAGCAACTTTAGCGAACGCTCCTGGAGCAGGTGGCGCAGGTGCTTATCGAGTGATTCCTTTTGATCCTATTTTCTATCCACGCCGTCGTTTTGTAGTGAATATATCACAAGCTTCTGAAGCACAAGTAACGACTTCTGTTGCGCATGGATATACACAAGGTCAACAAGTTCGCATGGTAGTTCCTGAGCTTACCGTTGCTCCTGGCATGACTCAAATGGATGGATTGACAGCAACTATTACTTCAGTTGTAGATCAATTTAATTTTACTATAAGCGTTGATAGTACTACATTTAATGCATTTAAGTTTCCTGTAGCCGGAGATTATCCGTTTACTCCATCTGAAGTAATTCCTATGGGTGAAGATACAGCAGAAGCACTTGCAAATGGACTCGATATTCTTGCGGATGCAACTAATAACGTATCATACATTGGCATGAAGCTTGTCGGGGGAGCAGATTTCCCTGGTGGCGATGATGGCGATGTTATGTTTTGGGTTGCGGGTAAATCATTTAGCGTTGATTTAGATTAATGGCTATACTGGAGGGGGAGTAATTATCTTCCCCTCACCCTTTTAGGAGATGCTATGAATATTGAAAAAAATACGGTAAAAAAAAGCACTGCAGTATTACCTAAAGATATGACGCGCGAGCAGGCAAAAGCAGATTTAGAACGCAAGCGTCAAAGAGATCGTGAAATAGTACGTGGTAAATTTATATTTCATGAGTGTCCCGGTGGTAGTATGGAGTTTGTATATAAAGCATATGAAAAAGATCCGCTTGAAAGATATTCTTTGCAAGATGGTGAAGTATATTCATTACCACTTGGCGTAGCACGACACTTAAATAAAAATTGTTGGTATCCAGTGCATTCTTACGCACAATCTGAACAAGGATTGCCATCAGTTAAAATTGGTCAAAAGATACGTCGTTGCAGCTTTCAAAGTTTAGAGTTTGTGGATACTGATGATATTTCACCGGTTGGTGTGGGAGAAATCGTAACGGTAGAAAAGATTGGTATTATGGATTAAATATGGCTATAAATGAAATAATACGGCCTATATTTCAGCCGGCAATGCGGACAATTTTAGCAATTGTTAAGGGATTTCCTACCAGAATAGAAACAGATATTCCTAATCAATATAAAGTAGGAATTATAGTACGAATTAATATCCCCCCAAATTTTGGTATGTTTCAGATAAATCAAATGACGGGCACTATTTTAAGTATTATTAGTCCCACTCGCTTTTCTATAGATATTGATTCAACTAATTTTGATTCATTTGTAGAGCCACCAGAAAATCCTGGACATAATTATACGCCGGCATACGTAACACCTTTTGGTGAAGTAAATAGTACTTTGTATCAAGCAACAAGAAACATATTACCATTTTAGATTGGGCATGGTACGCTTTAAATAAATAATTTTTAGTGGGAGTATGTACATGGCTAGTTCAACATTAGAGACTATAAGAACCAAGGTAAGACGATTAACGCGGAGCCCCTCAGAGGCACAGGTATCAACCGCTCAAATAGATGAATATATCAATACATTTATTCAATATGATTTTCCAGAACATTTACGGTTGTTTCAGTTGCGTACTAACTTTGTGTTTTATACAAAGCCATATGTAGATGTATATGATACTAACACAAGCGATCCCGCGGATCCATTGTATCAGTTTAAGCAATTGTATCCTACGTTTCATGAACCAATTTATATTGCTGGTTATCGCGTATTATTTTCACAATCCCAGGAACAATTTTTTGGTATTTATCCAAAAGTTAATACTATTCAACAGATTACTTCTGGTGACGGCGTAAATACTTTTTTTGAAGGAACTTTATCTGCGGTAACTGCGCCAACACTTCCGGCTACACCGGGATCAGGGGTTCCAGTTCTTACTAATAATGTTGTATTTAGTTCCATTAGCACCACAAATGGTGCATTAACATTAGTAGATGTTCCAGCGGAACCATTTGATGGGACTGGTAAATTGTATGTTCCCAATGCTTTTGATGTTCCAGAAAGTGGTACAATTAATTATATAACGGGTGCGTTTCAATTTACTTTTCCAGTTCCGCCAGCTGCTGGGGCACCAATTATGAGTCAGACTATTCCATATCAGCCGACTTTGCCGCAATCGGTATTATTTTATGACGATAAATTTACGTTTAGACCTGTGCCTGATCAAGCATATAAAGTTGAGTTAGAAGTTTATATACGGCCTACAGAATTGTTAGGTGCAGATGAATCTCCACAATTGCAACAATGGTGGCAATATATAGCATTTGGTGCTGCTAGAAAAGTATTTCAAGATCGATTAGATTTAGAGAGCATGGCACTTATAGAACCAGAATATAAAATGCAAGAACGATTAGTATTACGGTCTACTATCGTGCAACAAACTAAAGAACGAGTTGCAACAATTTATACTGAATCTCCGCAAGGATACGGCCCAGGCTGGTTTAGCGGAGGGGGTAACTTCTAAAGGAGAATAACGATGGCATGGAATCCCAATATACCACAGCCTGGAGATGCGCTTAAAGATTCGCAATCACAGATATTGCAAAACTTTCAAGCGCTTGATGCTCTTTTTAATCCAGGAGAGCCTGATTTTTTGATGCCTGTAATACCTAATGCCCCGGCTACAGGAGCTAATCAGATAGCACTTTATTGTAAAAATGGCACACAAACTGGATTGCCTGAATTATTTTTGCGCAAATCAAGTAACGGTGCCGAGATTGAATTTAGTTCGTATAAAAATGGTGCAGCAAATCAACCAGGAACTCATGGTTGGACAAGACTTGCATCGGGAGTATTAATTAAATGGGGAACAGTAACAACAAGCTTACCAATGCCCAATACTATTACGTTTCCTACTGTTGTTACTGGAGTAGCAGCCCCTGCCTTCGTACAATGTTTTCAAGTTATAGGATCAATTAGAACTAATGACTCAACGGTTGATCAGAACATTCAGTTGACCATAGGAGCTTCTAATGCACTTAGCTTTGAGGTATGGACGGGTCCAAGGACTACCATTGGTTCTTCTGCGCAACAGTTTAGTTATAGAGCTATTGGAGTGTAAATGCCTACACAACGTTTTATGATTGCACCCCTTGGTGGTCAGCAAACAGATTTACGACCATGGAAGATACCAGATGAAGCATTTGAAGAACTTACAAATGCTTATGTATTTCGTGGTCGAGTTCGTAAACGTTTTGGTTCTTCTTTGCTTTCGGGTGCGGTTACCGATTCAACAGCACCGCAGCTTTCTTCAAGGTTACGTATAAAAATTGGTACTACCGATGTATTAGGAGATTTTCCATTGATGGTAGTTCCTGGAGTTGAATGGAACGTTGGGCAGGCGTTTTCTATTGGTGATGTAGTATACCAAGTGGTTCAAGCAGGTGATCACGTAATGCCTGATTCAGCTAACAGCGCTACTGGTAGCTTTAATACTGCGACAGGACAAGTAGATTTTGCAGGGGCTGACTCATTAACTGATGTTTATTATTATCCTGCAACGCCGGTGATGGGTTTTGCTCAATTTAGAAACGGCCCTATTAATAATCAACCTACTTTTGCGTGGGATACACAATTTGCATATGAATTTAGTGGAACAGGATGGGAACGTTTAGATGGCGAAGCAATGGCAGGCGCCGCCACATGGACTGGTAGCGATTCACAGTTTTTTTGGGCAACTACATATACCCCGCTTGTATCTCGTATTCCATTATTATTTGTGACAAATTTTAATGCAGCAGAACCGAATTTTATGCGATATTGGAATTCAAGTACCAATCAATGGAATAATTTTAACCCTTCGGTAATTGATCCCGCAGTAACTGCCGGTAATAATGTTGTTACTGCACGAATTATTGTAACTTTTAGAAACCGTATTGTCTTATTGAATACTATAGAAAATAACAGCTTTTCGGGTGGTCAAGTAGCCTATCCCAATCGTGCTCGTTGGTCTCAAATAGGCGCAAGCCCAGCTAATGCCGATTTTATGTGGCAGGCAGTCGGATTAACAAGCGGTTTATTAGATAACTTACAAAACAATGAGGCTATTGTTACTGCTCAGTTTATTAAAGATCGATTGATTGTTTATTATGAACGCAGTACTTGGGAATTAGTATATACGGGTAACGATGTACAACCATTTAGATGGCAACAGATTAATACTGAATTGGGAGCAGAATCTACTTTTTCTGAAGTTCCCTTTGATAAAGTTGTATTAGGTATTGGTAATACCGGAATCCACGCATGTAATGGTTCAAACGTAGAGCGTATTGATAATGCCATTCCTGACGATGTGTTTGATATCCATAATAATAATTCGGGTGTTGCAAGAGTATTTGGTATTCGTGATTATTTTACTGAAATGGTTTATTGGACTTACCCTGCACCGGGACCTAACACTACTTTTCCAACGGAAGTATTAACATATAACTATAAGACTGGTACCTGGGCTTATAATATTGATTCCATTACAGCGTTTGGATATTTTCAACAAACAACCAATATAACTTGGGCAAATTCTCCACAGTCGTGGTCAGAGTCACCTGATCCATGGAATAGCGGACAGCTGTTAAACCAAGCGTTGCAAGTAATAGCAGGCAACCAAGAAGGATTCACTTTTATAATCAATAGAGATGATACTTCTAATGCACAAGCGCTCCAGGTAAATAAAATAGAAGTTGATACCGATCCTTTTTATTTAATAATAACGGTTATTGATCATAATTTACCAGTTGGTGAATATGTACAATTTAAAACATTATCCGGAACTTTTGTTGGCCTTAATAACAATATATTTGCAGTTAATAAAGTAATCGATAAAGATACATTTGTTATATATACCCTTAATAGGGGAGTAACTAATGGGGTTTATTATGCGGGTAGTACTATAGCTCGTGTAAGTAATATAAAAATTCTTACTAAACAGTATAATTTTTTTGATAGAGAAGATAAAAACGTTGCCATTTCAAAGATTGATTTCTTGGTTGATAAAACATCAAGTGGCCAAGTTACTATTGATTTTGGTGTATCTTCGGGTTCGAATTCAATGCTTGATGATTCTACCGATTCGGATGCTATTATAGGAACAAACGTTTTAGAAACATCTCCTTATGCCGATTATCCGTTGGAGCAACAGCAGGCACGTGTATGGCATCCGGTCTATATCCAGGCTAATGGTGAATGCATTCAGCTTAATATGTATATGAATGACGCACAGATGATTACTCCTAACATATCATTGAGCGATTTTCAGTTACATTCCATAATATTTTTCGCCACTCCTTCCAGCCGATTACAATAAAACAAAAACGGCGAGGGATGAAGCTAACCCCGCCGTTATGAAGAAAACTCCATCTTTCAGTGAAAGAGGAGAAAAAAGGAATGCTTTATTTTATAAACATAGTCTT